TCAGCGCCATCGCCTCCGTCTGCCGTTCCTGGCGGACGGTCGATTCGTCCATCACCGAGACGGTGACGTTGAACTGGCCTTGCAGGTGGAGCGGATGCACTTCCAGGAGCTGCTGGATCCCGCCCGGCCCCACCTGGGAGATGACCCGGCCCTCGCGGATCATCTGGCCCATCATCCCCAGGAACAGCTCCCCGATCCGCGCCCAGGCCCACGAATACTGCTGCTTGCGCGCCTGGATCATCTTCTGCGCGACCGAGGTGATGATGCTCATGCCCGTGGCGGTACTGCCGCCCGCTCCCTGGACGGTGGAGTCGGCCCCACCTGCGAACGGCAGACCGCCAAGGATGTTCTGGAGGTCGCCCTTGATCAGCGACTCCGCCTCCAGAGTGATCTGGGCGGCGGTCGCGTCGATCTCCAACTGCCCCACCTGGCCTGGGTCCTCCACGATCCACTGTGCGCCAGGGAAGAACTCAAAGGCGTCGGGGTCGTCCACGTCGGAGCGGATCAGCGTGATCACGTTCGTGAGCAGGCGCAGCGAGTCGATCCGCTGGTTCTGGAGCGTCCACAGGTACTCCTGGAGCTGGGCCAGGTTCTCCACGATCGAGAGGCCCGCCATCTGGAAGGCGTCCGGCATCGCGGAGCAGACGACGAACGGCTTCCGCTTGATCCTGAACGGGTTCGCCTTGTCGGAGAGAACCACCTTGCGGTTGCCGACCGTGATCACCCGCTCGTCCGTCCAATACTCCAGCACCTCGATCAGCCCGGCGGTGCGCTGACGGCCGGTGATCTCCTGCTCGCGCTCGGTGTAGGCGGTCGAGGCTTGCCCGTTCTGCTCGTTCTCCAGCTCGTCCACGTAGCGGTAGAGGCCCGCCTCCTGCTTCGCCTTCAGCTCATCGAAGGTTGACCAGGTCCGGTCGATCACCCAGGCGGCGTCGTCCACACTCTTCGCCGACTCCGGCCAGAAGAAGTCGCGCACGTCACGGATGATCACGGAGGGGCCGTCACGGAGGACGGTCATCTCTGTCGTCTCAGCAGCGCTGACGTACTTGTCCCGCACCTCACCGAAGTCGTCGGTGACCTCGATCTCGGTCGCGACGAGCCGGTTCATCTCGCGCGCCTCGTAGGCCCAGACCACTTTCGCGACCGTGATCCCGGCGATGATGTCCTGCTGGATGAACGGCCGCTGCTTCAGGGCGAAGTTGTCGTCGTCCATCGCCGCCTGGAGCGCCGCCTTCGCCACCCGCGCCGACTGCTGCCGCTGCACCAGCTCCTCGATCGGGGTTCCCGGCTCCGGGCGTGGATCCACCGTCCAGGTCGGCTTCGGATCCACCATCGAGGCGATCATCCCCTCCGCCACCTGGAGGATGTGCGGCTGGGTCAGGTCGGAACGCCAGCTCTGCTTCTTCTCGTGCCGCTTCTCCGCGATCCCCCGGTAGGCGCGGTAGCGCTGCTCCACCTTGTCCACGAAGCTCGTGTGGAACTGCTCCGCCTGCCCGATCGCGAGCTGCACCAGCGAGAGCGCGTCCGCAACCCGTGCCCCAGGCATGTAGGGGTCTTGGACATCCCTCGTCTTGCCTCGCTCGCGGATAGCCACTAGAGCGAGGCGAGTGTCTTGTTGGCCTTCTGCTCACCGCCGAGGATCGACTGGAGCGCCCCCATCCCCTTCGTGATCCCCATGCCGCGCTCCTCGTCGTCGTCTTTCGCCATCGCCATCATCAGGTGCTTCATCGCCTGCTGGATGTGGCCGATCGAGTCCATCTCCTCGCCCTCCTCGGGACCCGCCTCCTCCTCGGCGATACCGGGCGGTGGTGCGCCAGCCCCGCCTCCTCCCAGCGCGCCAAGCAGGGCTTCCATCCCACCTTCACCTGGAAGAGGACCCGCGTTCAGTGAGTCCATCGGCGGAGCTGGCCCACCCATCATCGCTTCTCCGCCTCCGGGCGGAACAGGCAGGCCGGGCGGTGCTTCGGGCGGCATCATCATGCTCATCGGGTTCTCCTAGCTCCAGGCGTAGTCGTGGACGTACTCGCGCCGTTGCTTTCTCCGAGATGATCGCGCGTCGTGCGGATGGTGCCCGAACTGGCGGTACAGCTCCAGGCCCCCGGCGAGAGCCATGACGCGGTCGTCGTTGGTTCCCTCGGCGGCTCGTGGCGAGGGCAGGGTGTCGTGGCGAACGAAGGTGAGGCACTCCTGGATCGCGTCCAGGGGCATGTGCGGGAGGCTCTCCTCGCGGATCGCCTGCTCCAACTGGTTGATGATCAGCGGCCGGGTCTTCGTTGTCACCGGGAAACCGTAGGTGATGTTCTGGCGGAAGTCGGGGCGGTCCTCGGAGCGGTGCCGGTACAGCTTCGGGTAGGGCTTGCGCCCCCGCTTGCCGTCACGCAGAGGGATGATGATCGAGTCGCCGTAGCCCCCGCCCAGCTCGACCGCGAGCCGGGCGGTGTTGTACCAGCGGCCGAGGAAGTGAAGCTGCTCCGCCGCCAGGTCGGGGTCGATCTTCCCGTACAGCTCGGCGCAGATCGCCATGTTGGTCAGGTCGATCACGTAGGCGCAGGTGAAGTCCTTGCCCCGGCCGGTGGCGGCATCGCAGTAGAGCGCGTAGCTGCGTTCTCCCACCGGGGGATGCCAGACCTTGATCTGCCCGTCCCTGCCTTTGACGACGGTGGCGGTCGCCCCGGTCGGCGAGGGGACGAAGCGCATCTTGTACTGCGGCTCGACTGCCTTCTCCGCATAGCGGCCCAGCACCTCGGTGTCGAACCAGCAGCCTGCGGTGCCGAGGAACGCCTCGGCCGCGTTCAGCGGGTACTGCTCGCTCATCTCGGCGGGGCTGAAGCGCTTCCGAGCCATCGTGAACCAGGCGGCGTCCCGGCCAGGATGCTTGTCCGCGCCCAGGAACTTCGCCTCCACGCCCCTGTCCTCGGCGTTCATCCACAGCTCGTAGAAGAGGTTCCCGAAGCCGTCGGCGGTGGAGACGATGATGAGCTGCCCACCGTCGGCGATCACGGGGATGAACGCCTTGTAGCTCTCGCGCGCATACGGGTGGCGGGCGAACTCGTCCAGGAAGACGACCCCCGCTGTCTCGCCATGCCCAGCACGGGGAGAGGAAGGCATGGCGATCAGCGAGGACACCCGCTTGTCGGGAAACTCCCACTCGATCCGGGTGGAGGGCCTGCCCTTGAACGGCTTGATCACCTTGGCGTCGAAGCGCAGGTGCTCGGGGCTGTTCTCCCACAGGTCCCAGGCGCGGTTGACGAGCTTGGTCGCCTCCGTCTCGTTCGTGGAGACGCAGAGGGTGCGGGTGCCGGGGCGCGCGAGGCAGCGCCAGGTGCAGTAGCCGATCCCGAGCCAGCTCTCACCGAGCTGCCTGGCCTTCAGCCGCAGCAGCACCTGCTGGCGCTGGAACTCGTCCAGTTCCTCGTACTGCCACTCCCAGCCGTCCGAGAACTGGAAGATGAACTCCTCGCCGGTCTTCGCGTCCACCGCCTTCGTGTGTCTCAGCCAGGCGGCGGGGTGCTTCTGCGCCCGCTCGACCTCGCCGAGGAGGCGGTCGAGACGTTCCTGGATCCGTTGCAGCGTCGGATCGAGCTGAACAACCGTCATGCCCTGTAGCCTACGCCCCTACATCTCATACGCAGCGACGGGTCGCCGATGGCACCCGACCGTAACGTCCAGATGCCCTCAGCTTCGCCCGTCGCTACGACCCGCACAGGAGGTCCAGACTCATGCGCGCGATCGTCGCCATCCTAGCTTTGGCGTTCGCCCTGTTGGCAGTCCAGACAGCAGGCGCAACCACAGCTTCACAGAAGCTCCGCAAGTCCGAAACCGTCGTCGCCTGGTACGAGGGGAAGGGCCACTGGCACCTCCGTCCCGGCGTGGCGAAATGCTCCCAGCTTCGCTTCGACCGTCCCGCCGCCCGCTGCTACCGCCACCGGCTCGGCTACCGCTTCCACAAGCAGCGGGTCGAGCGGCTGCGCCCGAGGCCGACGCTCTCGCATCTGGCGGGCTGGCTCTGCATCCACTCCCGTGAGGGAGCCTGGAACGCGAACACCGGCAACGGCTACTACGGGGGACTGCAGATGACCTACGGCTGGCTCGGCTACATCTCGGGCCGCGCCTCCGACATGTCCCCGATGGCGCAGATGGCTGCGGCGGAGGGCGGCTACCAGATGAGCGGCTACTCGGATGCGTGGATGCGGGGCCAGTGGCCGAACACCTATCCGCCCTGCGCGCATCTGTTCGGCTGAGTCAGTCTGGCTCCCAATCCGCTTCCGCGCGCTCGATCAGGGTGTGCTTGCCCAGCTCCAGCAGCCCGACGTAGCTGGAGAGGGGCAGCTCACCCGTCGTGCTGACCCAGTAGTGCAGCTCCCCGTCCGTGTCGAAATACTGGGTGACACCGATCGCGCCCGCCTCGACCGCGCCCTCGGGGAGGCCGTCAGGCGGCATCCACGTAGGGCGGCTTCACCGCGAGCTGGCCGTGCTTCATCATCAGGTGGAAGAGGCAGAGGCCGTCAGCGAACGCAACCCCGCCCGCGTTCGTGATCACTCTGCGCCCACACGGGTTGTTGTCTGTCGCGTCGTTGAAGGGAGGCAGCGCTCCCGACTTCGTCCCCCGTGCGGGCGCAGAGCAGGGCATCAGCTCTTCTTCTGGCCGGTCGCCTGCCGCTGGGCGGTCGAGTCGCCGTGGGCCTCACGCTGGGCGTCGTCGTCCTTCTCCCGCTTGCGCGCCTTCCCCTCGACTCCGCTCGCCTTCGCGTCCGCCTCGACCTGGCGCTTCTTGTCGGCCTCCAGCTCCTCGCGAGCCTCGTCGGCCAGCTCCGGTCCCTGCTCGATGTTCTCGCGGCGCTTCTCGGCCGCGACCTCGTCCTTGACCGTCTGGTTGTAGAGCCGCTCGTGCGCCTCGGCGGCGGCGAGGCGTGCTTCCAGCTCGCCGGTCGTGAACTCGCGATCCTCCTCGGGCACGTACTCGGCGTCTCCGGGACGCGGGACGACCTCGTCGTTCTCCTCGTCCTTCGCCTTCGCCTTCTGCGCGTTCTCGCGCTCCTGCTCGGCCCTCGTCTTCTCAGCCACGCTCTGCCTCCTTCTTGGGTGCGGGCGGCTTGCGCCGCGTGGGCGGCTCGTAGCCGTCGATCCTTACCAGCTTCTCGTTATGCCCGAAGCGCTGGATGAAATGCATCGAGCAGTAGATGCCGCCGTCCGGTCCCAGCCAGCGCGCCGTTGAAGGCTCGCCCAGGTCCGGGTTCGCCTGACAGGAGGGGCAGGGCCTGCTCACGGGCCGACCATCACTTTCGCGTTCCCCGCCACCTCGGTCCCGATCGTGAGGCTGAGGCTCCTTGGTCCCGGCGGCGCAACCCAGGTGACGGCCTCCTGCTCGTTCGTGTCGATGACGACGGAGGCGGGCGTGCCTCCTTCGATCGTGATCGTGCCCGGTGTCGCGGCGGACACCTGGGCGGCGTAGGGGCCGGTGAAGTTCGTCTCGATCAGGTAGATGCCCAGGTGGTTGCGTAGCGCCCGTGCCGCAGTCTGGCTGGGGCGGGCGACTGTGACTCCAGCGCCCGACTGGTACTGCTTCCTCGCCCCACCGGCTGCGTTCGCGTTCGCGCTCAGCTTGTTCAGCGCAGCGGTTCGCAGGCTTGCGGGGAGGCGCAGGATCGCGCTCCGTGAAATGGGTGTTACGTGTGACTGCCAGGCCATGCGCTCTCCTTCGTCCCCACGATTGTGTTTGCCAGATCGGACATCACCCGTCCTGCAAGCAGGTGAACGTCGTCACCTGGCCCCCTGGTGCGTTGATGACGAGGTAGCCGCCCGAGTAGCCGGTCGGGCACTCCGCACCCGCTGGTCCCGCAGGGCCGGTGTCGCCTTTCGGTCCCGGCGGGCCTGCGGGGCCTGCCGGTCCTGTGGCGACATCGACGGTGACGGTGCGGGCGGGGCCGCTCTCCTGGCTGAACGCGGTCGAGGCGAGGTAGCCGCTACCCGCCGCCAGCGTCAGGCCCAGGATCATCACGATCAGCGGCTTCATCTCTCGCCTCCAGCTTCACGTCGATCTTGCGGGCGAGCCGGAGCGCCACCAGGCCGGAGAGCAGCGAGCCGATCCCGGCGAGAACGGAGCCGACCGCAGCCCAGTCGATGTCCACCCATCTCAGCCCTTCCTGGGCTTCGCCTTCGCAGCGCGGTTGACGTTGCCCTGCGTGGCCTTCGCGATCTTGCCGGGAGGCTTGTTCGCGGGGCTGGGATCGAAGACCTTGTCGCGCACGAAGGTGGAGACGACCTGGAAGGTGCTGTGGTCTACGGTCGGGGGCTTCCGCATCGGGTCGCCGACCGAGCCGGGGTCCTTGTAGCCGGGCGGCTTACGGGGCATCGGTCAGCCCGCCACGTTCGTCCCGAAAAGGAAGATCAGCCAGATCGCGATTGCGATCAGGCCGATGCAGATGTCCTGGAACGAGAGGTTCATCCGGTGCTCCTTCCGTCAGCTTGGACGCAAGCGCTGCCAGCAGCACGTCGATGTCCAGCGCTTTCGCGATATGGGCGGCAACCTGAGTCATGGCTGTTCACGCCTCCGAGTCTAGGACGAGGGTCGGAAGTCCTCCAGGCCGAACTCGCGGATCCGGGGCTGCCAGCGCATCGCCTTGCCTCCCCGCTTCAGCTTCACTTTGCGCCATCCCCACAGCTCCAAAACGGTGCCGGGGGTGGAGAGCCAGTCGATGCACTCCTGCGCTCTGTCCTCCAGGAAGGTGCGCTCGTGGGCGGCGAAGGCGGTGCCGCAGCTCTGGACGCCGACGACGCCGCGCGCCGGGTCGAGGGCGATCACGTCGATGATCCCGAACAGGTCCTGGCGGATCCCGTGCGCCCCCACATGCTGGTTCCAGCGTTCCACGATCGCGCAAACCCGTCCTTGCTCCCGTAGCTCCCGCAGCGTCCGCTGGGTCGGGGTCAGCGCAGCACCTCTTCCAAGGTGAGGGCGGCGATCTCGCGTGCGCTCTCGACTGTGTCCGCAACGGTGATGTCGCCGAGCCGCTGCACGAGGTAGTTGACGGCGTTCACCATCTCCATCTCGTAGCTGCCGAAAGCGATCCCCAGCTCCTCGATCTTCAGGTCATCGACGCCCACGTCCTCCAGCGCGTGCAAGAGGCTCAGGAACTCGGCGCGTTCCCCGTTCACTTGCGCCTGCTCCCGTAGGCCCCGGCGAGCAGGAGCACGATCGCGGCTGCGTAGCAGGCGGAGAAGACGATCACGCGAGCGCCTCTTTCGCCCAGGCGTCCACTTCGCAGAGGTCGTTGTAGATCGAGAAGGCGACGTGCTGCCAGTTCGACGGGTCGTTGCCGAGCGAGTCGAAGACGATCTTGTTCTGCGTCAGCCAGCCGAGCGTGCGCTGCTGCTGGGTTCCGATCTTGATCAGCGCCTCCTTCAGCCCCACCAGCTTCTCCAGCTCATCTGTGGCGGCGGCGAGGGCGTCGGCGAGGAGTTCCTGGCGGGCGCGGACGAAGCGCAGCTCGGCCCGGAGCGCGGTCACGTCGTCGGCGTGAAGGTCGTAGCTCACGCGACCTGCTCCCTGCGCCTGCGCGCCTCGTTCAGCAACGTCTCCCGCGTCCTGTCGGTCTTCTCCCCGGTGAAGCTCTCCACGATCACCGGCTCGCAGGCTCCGAGCAGGCTGATCTCCCAGCCCTGCTTCTTCGTCACGTCCATGAAGCGCACCGCGTTCTCCGCGTACCAGGGTCTGACGTTCGACCCTTGCGCCGACCAGTAGGCAGCCTCCTCCTGATCGCGGGTGTTCACCACCACCGCGAGGTTGCCGAGGATCATCAGCCGTTGCGGGTCGATCATGTTCAGCACCTGCTCAACCGTCACGGCGGTCCAGTTCCTCGCGCATGTCGAGGGAGAAGGCTCCGACGATCTGGGTCAGCTCGCGCAGCACGGGTGTCGGGATCGTCTTCAGGGTGCGGTCGTGCGGGTCGGCGTGATCTTCGATCACGGTGCGGATGGCGCGGCTCATCTCCGCCATCGCGCTCATGCAGGATCCACTGTGATCACGAGCTTCTCGCCCGACTCGCGGCCGGTGACGAAGAGCCGGTTCGTGTAGACGCCGTCCTGCTCCGTCTCCACCTCCACGTCGATCAGGAGCGGGCCTTCCTTCATCAGCGCCCCGGCAACAGCTCCGGTGACGAGGGCCTGGAACTCGGTCATGTCTTCTCCTTCTTCGCCTTGATGAAGGC